CTAGTCAAAGATAGGTTATGGAAAGCTAGACCAGTAAGACCTGACTCTCTTATCAATGCAGCAGACGCTTGGGATTTATTTACTAAAGAAACAAGTAAACCTGTATCAGACTTTCCATATCCAAAGTTGAACGAATACACAAGAGGTCTGTTTCCTAGTCAGATCTTTACAGTAGCTAGTGCTAGTGGTGCAGGTAAGTCCACAATATGCAGGGAGCTATGCCACCATTTCCTTAAAAGAAAAATTAAAGTTGGATATATTGGGTTAGAAGAATCAGTACAAAGAACTCTTCAAGGTCTTGTAGGTATTGAC